ATTAATAATGGTGTCTTTTACAATAAAGAAGAAATTAAATTTTTCTTTGAAATTTACGAAAGAGTATTTTTTACTTCAAATTATTCAAAATTGTCAAGAGCCAATGAATCCTTAGGTGAAACCGATAAGATTGTTGATGCAATTGCGGACGCAGAAGCTAGAAATGTGTTAGAGGCGTTGGGTTCGACAAATCCGTTTTTAATTGAAAAAATTAAAAACTATGGGTTTAACTCTGCAAATTATTTAAACACATTAAGACACTTTTCAAATGAAGGAACAGGACAGAGTTGGCAGAATTATCTAAGAGGTATTTTTAATTCAAGTTATATTAAAAATTTACAAAATAATGCGGAATTTGAGTTTATGGATGTTGCAACTTTACTAACACCTATAAGTACGCCATTATTATCATTAGAAAGTGAAAAAAATGTTACAGAATTTATTTCTGCAAAAACAGTATCAAATATTGTAGATTTTACTGACATATACCCATTCACAAATCCAACTTTTTGCCAACAAGGTTTGGCTAATGGAAATTCTTCGGGAGGTATTAAGGGTGCTTTTGAAACTAGTAATGTTATATCATTTAACGATTCTAAAAAAATTATTACAAACTTTTTAGGATTTACAAAACCTGACTCAGTTAGACCGGTAACAAACTTTGTGTATAAAAAAACTGTTGTACCACAAGTTGATACCGATACTATAAAATCATTTTACGAAGGTAGAACTCCCAAAAAACAATTAGTCACCGAAGGAAATGTTAATTACTCATCGTACAATGGATTAGTTAGTAGTGCCCAAACCACTTCAATGTTTAACACACCATTTTTTATTAATTCAATAGTTGAAGGTGTTGAAAAGTTTAGAAACAACGATTTAAATCCATATACCGTACCCGCTTATTTATTTATTAATAGTTTACCATTAGCGACTTTAAGAGAAAAATATCAAACGTTTGAGACAAGTAATGATGAAGGTGTGTTTAGTAAACCTTTGGATTACATTTTTGCAACAATGAAAAAATTTGGGGCAATTCATAAAGTCCCATATCCTTGGATTTTAAAGATAGGGTCAATATGGTATCGATATAAAAAATTTATTGAGGATGGAATTGATATTTTAGATATATCTTGGACTAATTTTGATGCTGTAAAAAATTACGACCCACAAGGCAAGGAAATGACCCTACAAAGATATACGGGTTAATTTTAGAGGGGGCCCCATTTGACATAGTACTACAAAAAGATACAATATTTGGTACTGAAACATCTACGGTAATTAACACAGGATTTTACCCCGGACTAATAAATAAATTCAATGTATTCTTCCAAGGATTTGAAATAATAAATACAGATGTTGATATTAAAGGGGTTTGTAGTTTTCAAGGAAATGTAATGACCGTATCATCAGTAAATTTCAATAGTTTGAGTGCGGGTTATATCTTAAATGTACAAGGTTTAGGAACAACAACAATATTAAGTCAAGAACCTGGAGGGACGCCAGGTGGAACTGGGACCTACTTGGTTAGTACAAGTCAAAATTTATCAGGAAGTTCTTTTACCGTAACCAACTTTTTTAACACACCATATAGTACTCAATCAATCCAAGACGCATTGGCCAAAGGTATCAAAATAGAGTATTCATCAGATTCTATTTTAGATTTTCCTGAAGGATTTGACCCCAATAATTTAGAAAGAGATTTAAGAATCGTTAATTGGTCTGTGTTAGTTGATGATAATACGGGAAGAAACCAATATGTTTTCCCGTCACAAGGTTCTAATTATAATCAAGTTCAAAATGAATGTTTTGAAAATGGTCAAATTAAAGTTGAGGTTAATAATAATGCCTCAATGTACAACGGGTCGGTAAGAATGTTTTGGGCTTCACCACATTTCGGGTATTTTGATTTATCAAAACTAACAAAACCATCACCATCAGAATACCTTAAAACAATTTTCTTCGATAAAGAAGAACAAGATAATTTTACATTAAATGGTAGTGTTAACTATACAAAAATATCTGAAATTTTTTCAGTTTTTGAAAAAGAAATATTAGACCAACTTGAAGAAGAATTTTTAAACTTTTCTAAATGTAAGTACGATTATGTAGACACTGGTTTAATTAAACCTTTAGCAATGACCGAGTATTATGCTCAAATGGCCGCAACTGATACTACATCAACCGCCGACCCACCAGTTCTAAATCAATCTACAGCAACTACCGCAACAACAAATGTTACTCAAACAACAAATGCGGATGCCGAATTAAATGCAAGTTTTAAGAATTTCCAAATTTTATTTACAAATTTGATGAAGGTCCCTAAAACAACAGGAGACACTGGAGACCAAGTAATTTCCCAAATCAAAGATAGTCAAACAGTTAACATTGCAAATACTATTGAAAAGTTCATGAACTTTGATGTTGCTTTTAAATTTGGTAATCCCTCAAACTATAATAAAAGATTATTTAACAGTTTTGCACCGGTACAAATTGTGGACCCATTTACTTGGGAAGGTTATAAAGAAACAACTCCTAACGCATTACCGGCTAGTAATAATTTAGTGTCATTAGCAAATTCCAAATCAAACTATCCTGACGCTTGGAAAGCTCTTGAAACGTATGTTGGGTTTTCTGAACTCTCAAGTTTAGAATATTCCAATTCAGGTTCTTATATTACGGATTTCTTTATTGATTTAAATGTTGCATTTAATGAGAACAACATTAAAAATCTTTATCCGATGATTAAGATTTACGCAACCCAAAAACTAACACAATACCAAAAAGACCCAACACCACCATCTTTACCTTCTACACCAACATTACCAAAAAATGTTTTGGAAATAGCATACTTAAAAAATGGTTATAGAGTTTTAGTATTTAAGCAGGGACCTAGAAGAGTTGCTCAATTAAGGGACGAGAATGACCAAGAGATTATTACTGGTCTACCTATATCATCAAGTATTTCTGATGTAAACAACAAACTTATAAAGGAAAGAATTGTTGATTACTTTGGATTTTTTTCTGAAAATCCTGATGACCCACAATTTATTGTGAATAAAGAAATTGCCCCGATTCCAGAATACACAGAGTCACCAAACCCTGAGGGTAAATGGTCATCAAACGCCTTATCTAATTCTGTCGATATCTATAATAGAAAAATTGAAGAATTTCAGAATAAAATTTTGGATTCTGTGTTTATTAAATTGAGAAATTCTTATGCTAATTTCACAATAGTCCCTGAGACCATTAAACAATCTGTTTTAGAAGGACCCCAACCTAAAGTGGATTTGTGGGGAACTTTTAAAGCAATTAATGATAAATGGATTGCAGGTAATGATTTTAAACAAAAAACTTTATTTGAAGATGTCTTACTATTAGATAGAGCGAGTAGAAATGTGGGCGACTTTGTTTTATGTGATATATACAAACTTAAAAGTAGATTAAAAACTGTTGAACCCATAATGGACATGCAAACTTTTGTAAATGCTATTTTGGAAGAAAATAACTTCGTGGTTATGAGTATACCGGGGTACATGAATTTTTATAATGTCCAAGAAGCTCAAAAGAATGCAAAACCTAAGTTAGACAACACTTCAATATTTGCAAATAATTTGTTTGGAACATTTTTAGAAGTAGATTACAGGGAGTCGTCAACTAAGATGGTTTGTTTTTATACCAATCAACCAAGTATGCATGTTGACGTAAAGGATAATGTTGATTACATGTTTAGAGATGATTCATTTGAAATAACAAGGTCTTCAAATAACCCGCTAGCAGAAAATCAAATAGATAAGAAAGATTGGGACAAATCAAATAAAGTTGTTGGTTTTACTGTTGACATAGGGCCACAAAATCAATCAATATTTCATGGATTTAATGTTAGTCAAGGAAATAGTCAAAGTACTGCAGAATCTTTAGAAGTTATTGAACAGATGGCAAATCAGGCAGGCAACCGAGCGGTCGGTACCCAAAATACATCTTTATATAATCTTTACAAAAATAGAAGTTATTCGTGTACAATTAGTATGATGGGTAATGCAATGATGCAACCAACTATGTACTTCAATCTAAGATATGTACCAATGTTTCATGGACCATATATGATTCTAAAAGTAACACACTCAATAAATCCTGGTAATTTTGAAACAATAGTGGAGGGTATTAGACAACCAACAGCATCTTTACCAAAAGTAGAACAGTTTTTAACTTTGTTGAAAACAAATTTATTAAACAGTATTGTTGAGGAAAGTAAGAGACAGAAAGAGGCTCAAGACAAAGCTCAGAAGACCGCAGACAACGCTAAAACAATATCACAACAATTAAATAATTTTGTCACAACCAACCCGTCAAGTAGTGCCTCGGCCAATCAATCGTGCTCTGCAAATACAAGTTATGCGAACTTTACAAAAGAACAGGCGGTTAGTAGAACCGCAACCGCTAATGAAGTTAAGAATAAAATAAAAGAATTGGTTGATGACATATCTCTCGGAGATGTTGATAAAAATAATCTTAAAATTATGGTATTTGTCTCAACTTATATCGCTTCCGCGGCACAACCTTCAGGATTTAAGGCGAATAATTATAATTTTATAGGTTTAGATTTGAATGAATATTGGGGAGATAATTACATAAATAAAACTTATTTCTGTTCTGGTGATAATGTACCTTATGCTTCTTTTGATAGTTTAAAAACTTCGTTGACATTTTTAGTTGAAAGATGGAAAGGAAGAATTGTTACCATGCCTAATAATCCTACTGAAGTTGAATACACTAAATTTTGGATTGAAAATTTTGCGGCTAACACTTCTGGTAGGGATGCTATCTATTCTAATTACGACCCATCACAGTTAAGTAGTTTGCAAAAAACACTATGACAACCAAAGATGCTTTAGATAGGTATTTAGGAAAAAATACTCGTATCACAGAAAAAGAAACCGGTAACGGATATAAAGAAGTTTGTGACTTAGATACTGGTGAATGTTACACCCTAAGAATGAAAGACGGTTTAATTGAACGCGTTGACAACACAATGAAACAGAATAAAAAAATTCAAGTTGAAACAACAACTGGGGTTAAACAACTTTTAAATGGTTAAAAAAATGAGAATAGATACAAAAATCTTAAATGAAATTGCAAGATATAGTCAAATAAACAGATATATCAACGAGCAAGACGCTCCTCCTCCACCACCACCTCCACCAGGAGACCCTGCAGCAGGTGGAGCACCACCTCCACCACCTCCACCAGGTGGACCAACATTACCACCCGCACCTGGAACAGACCCAACAGCAGAGGCGACTCCGGCACAACCTGTAGACACGGCAAATGACCCTGACGTTGAAAAAGTTGGTGGGGATAAGGAAAACAAAAAGGATATTGAGGTTACCGATTTAGTAAAATCACAAGAAAAGATTGAAAAAAAACAAGAAGAATATTTTGATAATTTATTCAAACATCTTGATGAATTAGAAGGTAAACTTGCCAATATGGACCAAATTGTTTCTAAGTTAAATGACTTGGAGGCGAAGGTTGAGAAATATAGACCTAAAACTCCTGAGGAAAAATTAGAACTTAGAAGTTTGGATTCGGGACCTTATAATCAGAAACTTTCACAATTTTTTGAAGATAAACAAGAAGACCTTGAAAAGTCAGGTAAAAATGAATATGTTTTAACTCAGGATGATGTTGAGGAATTCTCACCTATGGAGATTAAAAAGAGTTTTAGAGATTTTGAAGAAGACGGAGAACCGTCTTCGTTTAAAGAAGTCAAGTATTAAAAAAAGGGACTTCGGTCCCTTTTTAATTTGACAACACCACGGCTGACACTTATAATTTAGTAAACTTTTAAATTTTTATATAAAATGGCGACAAACACTTTAGATTCGGTTTTATCACCGTTCAAAGAAGTATGGTATCACGAAGTTCAAGTTGATGGTAAGTGGAATAAAATCTACGACCCAGGTAAGAACGACAATGAGCGTTCACCACTCACTGAAGTTTATGAAGAACTTATGTCCACAGGAAAAGAGGCGGATAAGGAGCTTGCAAAACAATACAAACCTCGTAAGTTCTATATTGTAAAAGTTATTGACCGAGATAACGAACAGGACGGAGTTAAGTTCTGGCGTTTTAAACACAACTACAAGAATGAAGGTATTCTTGACAAAATCATCCCAATTTGGAGAGCTAAGGGTGATATCACAGACCCTGAAAAAGGTCGTGACATCATTCTTGAAATGACTAAGGCGAAAACTCCAAAAGGAGCAACTTACACCGTGATTCAAACAATCATGTATGATGACCCAACTCCCGTTCATGAAGATAAGGAAACCGCAGATTCGTGGGTAAAAGATGAGCTTAGTTGGTCGGATGTGTATTCTAAGAAACCTGTTGAATACTTGGAAGCAATTGCTCGTGGTGAAACTCCTCGTTGGGACTCTGATGCTGGTAAATATGTTTACGGTAATTCAGAAGAAACAACAATGTCTATGGGTGGAAGTTCTTACACTGACCCTCAGGCTGAGTCAGACCCCGATGACGAAATGCCATTCTAATTTATACGCATGGACACTATCTTAAAAATGGTGTCCATGCTTTTTAATTTTAAAATTTATTAAAAACATGACAATAGCAGAAAAACTTTATTCGGCTCTCATCAAGAAGTATGAAGCCGACATTGCAGAGGCTGAGGCCGAAATTTTAATTTATCTTTCTAATCCTGTTGGAATTGGAGAACATCCACAACATATTGAAGAAATGGATAAATTTGTTGAAAAACTTGCAAACGCAAAAGACAAGTTGGAGACATTACAATTGATGGTAAAAATTAATAACAATGGCAATTAAGAAAAAAGAAATTGGACTTGAATCAATCAAATCCAAATTCTCAACCTCAGCAAAATACAAACCACAAAGGTATTTTGATTTGGGAACTGAATTTTTGGATGCGGTTGGACTTCCAGGACCCGCAATAGGACATATCAATATGTTCTTGGGTCATTCTGATACAGGTAAAACAACCGCTCTTGTTAAGGCGGCAGTTGACGCTCAGAAGAAAGGAATTCTACCTGTATTCATCATTACCGAGCAAAAGTGGTCATTTGACCATGCTCGTATTATGGGATTTCAGTGCGAAGAAGTCGTTGATGAGACAACAGGTGAGATTGATTGGGATGGGTTCTATCTATTCAATAATAATTTTGATTATATTGAACAGATTACAGAATACATCAATTCATTATTAGATGCTCAAGAAAAAGGTGAATTAGATTACAGTTTGTTATTCCTTTGGGATTCTGTTGGTTCAGTCCCATGTAAGATGACATTTGAAGGTAAGGGTGGAAAGCAACATAACGCTTCAGTACTTGCTGACAAGATTGGTATGGGTATTAATCAAAGAATTTCAGGTAGTCGTAAAGCTGACTCAAAATTTGAAAACACACTTGTGATTGTTAATCAACCTTGGGTTGAATTACCTGATAATCCGTTTGGTCAACCAAAGATTAAAGCAAAAGGTGGAGAAGCGATTTGGTTAAACTCATCTTTGGTATTTTTGTTTGGTAATCAAAAAGGTGCTGGCACTACAAAGATTACGGCAACAAAAGACAAGAGAACTGTTAAATTTGCCACAAGAACCAAAGTTTCTGTGTTGAAAAATCACATCAACGGACTTGGTTATGAAGATGGTAAAATTATAGTTACACCACATGGATTTATGGCGGGTAAAGAACCCGCAGAAGAAAAGGCATCTATTGAGTCATACAAAAAAGAACATGCTGAATATTGGAAAGATGTTCTTGGTGTTGTAGATTTGGATTTTGATTTGAAAGAAGAAGTTGAACAATAATAAACTTACTTGTGACCAAAACATTATTAATTGACGGTAACAATTTACTTAAAATTGGATTTCACGGAGTAAGAGATTTCTTTCACGAAGGAAGGCATGTCGGGGGTATTTGGCATTTTCTGAATACCACCCGACGCTTTATTGAAGAAGAAAATTTTGATAAGGTCGTTGTGTTTTGGGATGGGGAAGGTAGTTCATCCGCTCGTAAATTAATTTATCCCCAATACAAAGAAAATCGTAGACCGCTTCCCCAAGATTTTAAAGAAGAATCACTTTACGAACAAAAATCAAGGATTAAACAATACCTTGAAGAAATGTTTATTCGTCAAGTTGATATTAACGGAAATGAGGCTGATGATTTAATTGCTTACTATTGTCAAATTGCAAATGATGAGATTATAACCATTTTCTCGGCGGATAGAGACCTGACTCAGTTAATATCAGATAACGTCTCAATATACTCACCTAATACAGAATTCACATACAAAAAAGGTGACTACATCAGATTGTATGAAGCT